CATACGGATTCTCCTGGTTGTTGTACACGTTCTCATGCTCTACAATCCTGACCGGCTTGTTATAAACCGGGAAATTGAACACCGGATAGGCATTTACAGCCCATGCCGTACCATTATAATATAGGAGTGCATTCTTGGCAACCGTCAATCCGAATATCGTACCTGCCATGCTGGCAATGTAGAAGTCTCCCCGAGCAGGAGTGGGAACGGTAGAGCTGGTTGTATCCTTTGCCATCCCCAGGTACCTGGTCGCTACGCCGGTCTCTATCACGAGTGGTCTTGCGTTCACTATCATGTTCACGCGCACGGATACATGCACAAAGAAATCAAACGGCACAACCGTGCCTGTACCGGTTCCTGCCGCGGAGGCAGTAAATACGGTACCTACATTACTGTTGGGTGCACCTATAGTGGTAAAATTTGTTGTCCCAGCAGTAATTATCTGGTAAACGACCCCCGATACCGTACCGGTAACTGCTATAGGAACGGATGCTCCAAGCAGGTACTTCCTGGTATCAGGGTTACTGTTATCAACAATTGGCAGGAGAGTTACCTCTTTGACAAGGGGCTGCAGATCCACCAGGCGCTTATTGGTATCCTCGAACCCACGCCGCTTGGGATTGGAATCCGGATACAGGCGCTGCTTGATGAACGCCTCCTGCATGTTGTTGATGAATAGGTCGATCTCCTCTGGTTGAAAGTTTTCAAACACATAGGAGTTCATATTCTGAAGCTTCTGCTCTATGGCAGTATGCATTCCCTGGATAACCATCTCTGAGATTATTAAATTATACCTTCAATCTTGAGTATCGCCATTATGTGCATGTTTGCCACACGTTGCCGGAACTCATTTTTCATCATCAGTCTGCACTCCTCCTCATTATCGAAGAAGAAGTTCTCAGTAAGTATCGCAGGACAAAGCGTGTTCTTCAGGATCGTGAAGTTCATTTCCTTATCAGGATCCTCTATTGAAGTGCCAAGTCGCATCTTCATTTCAGGGAACTCTTTTGATGCTTCCCCGTAGAACACTTTTGCTACTCTGTCCGATGTCGTTTGCCCTCTTGATGTCCACACTTCCCATCCGCTGCCTTTACCCGCGTTCCCGTGAACGCTTATAAGGACCGAGTTGTAGTTGGTCTTCACCAGGGTATTGACTCTCTCCACCCTTTCGGACAGATTGACATCGTGATCCTCCGGTACCAAAATGTGAAACCGGACGTCTTCACGACGATCGAGCGTGTAGGCTATCCGGTTTACTATGTCTCTGTTATACTCCCACTCAAAGAGCTGGGAGCCGTCTGCCCACTTGGGGGAGCGTTTCCCGAGAGTATTATTCCCGTGTCCCGCATCCAATATCCAAAGTCTGTTCATATAGAAAAGTACCGGGAATTACCCCGGTACTCTTTTTTATTTGAATTCAGCCAGTCTTGCTTTAAGAACCGTAACAGTCTCGCTGTGCGATTTGTCCTTAAAGTATTCAATGGTCTCCTCGACCGTTCCGCCCAGGCGCTCGTCCCCGTTCAGGATCGAGGTGCCTATACGACGCAGAACACTGCAACGTACGCAGTTCTCAATGAATGCCTTATGTTCAAGGTTCGGATCCTTGAGTACTGCCAGGAAGTTTTCCGGATGGTCCATTACGAACTTCTCCATTGTGAGCTCTCTCTGCTTCTCATCCATCTTCGATGCACCGTCGATACCGCACACATTCATCACCATTACCAGCTTGTCCTCGTTGGCAGTGAGCTTGATGAACTCCTTGTAGGCATCCTTCTTGCCACGCAGCTTTTCGAAATCGGCTTCCAGCTTCTCAGCGGCATCGTGAATAAAGTACAGATACTTGGCAGCTTTTCCGCTCTCCTCGTTTGAAGCAACTTCCGGGCAGCCAGCACAAAACTTGAACTTGATGTAATCATTCAGATTCAGGGGTTCACCGTCCTTGTCCAGACCAACCTCAAGAGGAGTGCCCCCGGGGTGTGCTACTTCCACAGTCATATTGGCAAAGTAATCTTTGACCTGTCTCTGGTAAGTAACGTCTGTAGGAAGGATTCCGAGAATCCGTGGCATGAACTTGCGTTCTTCTTCAATTATCATCCCAGAGCCTATGTCGCCTGTGGGAGTAAAATATGACCCGATCTTTTTCTTGCTGTCTTCGTAAAGGTTTGCCGGGATGTTTGTCGTATTCTTACGACGCTTGATTACTACGGTTTTTGAACTCATGCTTTTCTATTGGTTAGTATTAAAAAACTCTGGTACTACCCTCATTGATAGTACCAGAGTCTGGATTACTTATGCAGCAACACAACGCAGGTGTAAGCAGTTGGTAGCACGTTTGATCTGAATCCCACCGGTCTTCATGAAATGGACGGAAGCTCCGTCAATGTCATTTGCCCTTGTGGCGTTTCCGGTAAAGCCCGGAGGAACAGTTGCACCGGCAACAGCCCAGCGGAGCATGTCGCGGCCGGTCTGAACGACCATCTGGACGTTAGGTTCGCCATCGTATGTCGAATGATCAAGGAAGAACATCCTGTATGATTCCAGCGGTAAGCCGGTACGGGGGTGCTTCGCTGAGTTCAACGCGCGAGCGCCGTTGTCCAGGAGCGGGAGGTGCCTGACGGTAATAACGTGTCCGTCGATGTGCTTGTAGGATGTGAAGAACCCACCGAACTGCATCGAGTTTCCTGAACCGGTGATGAATGAACCCGGGTCGGTATTCTTGATGTAAGATCCGGTAGAGATCTCACTCTTGATAGCATTGTCGAACTCTTCAAGACCACCGAGACCGGTGTAAAGGATGATGTTCATTGCCTGAGCATCCGAAGCTCCGAAGAGAGCATCGCGAACAGCATTCTTAAGTTTTGAAGTCGTGAGGACAGTGTAGGTATCAGTGTTGGGGATCTGCTCCATAACACCTGAACCAAGAGGAATCGGCTTGCCGTTCTCGTCTCTCAGGTTGATAACGCCATTGGCGTCCCTGTTGTACTTGGAGAACCACAGCTGATATTCAGCTTCTTCTTTCCAGCGAAGCATGTGCTGATACTCTTCGAAGTCGTACCACAGCTTGGTCTTCTTTCCGTTGACATTGAATTCAACGTTGACAACCTTGTTGGGGCCGTTACCTTCGTAGCGATAGGACTTACGGATCTGAGTGATCTGGTTGCGAGCCCTTGAGGGAGCAACCCAGTTCGACTCGTTCCCGCGTGATCCGGAAGCAGCGACAGGCGCGAACAGCTGAACGAACAGCTTGTTCAGAAGATCAGTCGTTGATACCGTAGCGGTAGGATCGGTGGTGATCATCTTGGTGTTGTATGACCATCCGCCGTAGGCAGTCTCCATACCGTCATCCATGATACGGAACTGGGTTCCATCAGGAGATTCGATGATGTACTGGCGAACGAACCACTTTTCAGTGAAGGTCAGCTTAATAGTAGCGAAACCAGCTCCCAGCGATACGCCAGCAGTTGTTCCACCGTTTACAGCGGTACACATGACGGCTTTGTTCTGACGTCCCATCACAGGATAGTCATACTCAAATCCGTTTATGTATTTGATGTTTCCCAGTCCCTCTGTGAGGAAAGAAAGCGGAAACCTTTTGTCTTCCCGACCTGCGAGGTGGGTAAGAACCGGTGACAGAACATCGGGCTGCGTAAGCAGTGCGTTAGCCAACGAGTTCTCGTCGGTCATCCCCTGCGGGTTCCAGATGTCTGCGTATAACCGGAGTTTTTGAATGTTGTCAGCAGCCATTTTTTAATTTGGTTTTTAGTAAGACAATAAGATTCGTGTGCCCATCTTTCCGAAGAGCGTGCTGCGTTTTCAACATTGCTGGGAAACCCTGATTTACTGTATGCTTAAAAAATCTCGTTTATGCCCGGGAGCTTTACTGCCGTTCTTACCGGCTGAGATCCCGTGCCGCTTAATTTCTTTCCCGTCGAACTTCCGCCGAGATTGGCTTTAAGCGATCTTGCCTGGATGGTGTTGGCTTTTGCTGTTACCAGCTTGCCAAGGTCAAAGTCTTTATAGAGAAGATACTCAAGGGCTATCATGGTCGGAACGTCCATCTTCTCCCTCATAAGGTCTCTCTGTGATTTGCCCTGCTTGTCAACAGGTTTCGCCATCCAATCAAAGAACTTCTTCTTTTCCGTTTCCGGAATTTGTATTCCTTTGATCACCCCCGAGGTGACCGTTGTTTCAATATCACTCCAGAACGCGTTGGTTTCCGCTACCTCTTTGTCTTTTGCCTTCTGCTGGGCGGCTATGATCGCCTTGTTCTCGCTCTCACTGAGCTTTGCCAGCTTCGACTGGGCGGTCTTTGCCTGTTTAAAGAGCAGTCCCGTATCCGCGTAATCTGTTATAATCTCTTCGATCTCAGCCGCTTCATAACCCTGTTTGACCAGGTACTTGTTTACAATGGCTTTGTTCGTTGCCTCGTCCTCTTCGGTCAGGGTCACTTTATCGAC